CCTCCTTCAGGCCGTCGCCGCGCTGGACGACGTGTCGGGCTCGATCAGGTGGGTGACGAGCGCCGACCAGTTGTCTGCGTCGTCCTGGGTGAGGTGGGCGACGGCTGCCGCCCACTCGTCTTCGGGTTTGGCCGCGGGCGCCACGGGCTCCGGTTCGGTGGCAGGCTCGGCCACCGGTTCCTCGGCCGCGGTCGGCTCGGGTTCGGGCGCGGCCGGCGGCTCCTCGGCGGCCGGTTCGGCCGGGGGCGTGACGGCCGCGCGCAGCCGGGCCACGGCGTCCTCGTCGAGGAGATCGGCGATGGAGACCACGAGCGTCGGCTGCCGGTCGTCCGCCGCCGGCGGGCCGGGCTGCGCGGGGCCGGGCTGGTCCGGGCCGGCGTAGCCGTACGCCGCGAAGTCGAAGCGGCGCCGCATCTCCGGCTCCGGCTCGCCGTCCGGGCCCGGCTCGGGCTCGGGCTGCGGCTGGCTTTGCTGCGGGGTCTGCGTCGCCTCGTCGGCCAGCCCCGCTTCCACGGCGTCCTCGGGCAGGTACCAGGTCTCGGCCTGCATCCGGGCCCGCCACTGCTCCCGGGTGCCGCCCGCGCGCGCGGCGTAGGCGTCGGCGATGTTGTCGCTGATGAGGTCGAGGAGTTCGGCCATCTCCTCCATCTCGGAGGCCGGCCCGAAGCACATCCCGGACGCGTCGTGAATCATCAGCATGGTGTTCGGGGCCATCTCGATGCGGTCCCCGGCCATCGCGATCACGGACGCGATCGACGCGGCGATCCCGTCGATCTGGACGGTCACGGCTGCGGGGTGGGAGCGCAGAGCGTTGGCGATGGCGATGCCCTCGAACACCGACCCGCCAGGGGAGTTGATCCGGACCCGCATCCGAGGTGTGCTGATCTGCCTCAGTTCGGCGATGAGGTCGAGGGCGTTCGCGCCCCACCAGCCGCCGATCTCGTCGTACAGCATCACCTCGGCTTCGTCCGAGCCGTCGGCGGCGTTGGTGATGCGGTACCAGGAGCGGGCGTCGACGCCGAGGGCCTTGCGCTGGTGTTCGGCCTGCTCCCGCTGGCGGGCGGTGAGGCGGGCGACGGCAGGGGGCATGGTGATCATTCGTCGTCCCTCGTCTTCTTCCGCTTGACGACCTTGCAGCGGCAGTCGTTGCCGTACTCCGCGCCGATGCAGTGGATGTAGCCGGAGCCGCCCGGGTAGTCCTTGTAGGCGGCCGCCCGATTCCGGTACAGGTGGCCGTCGTTGTCCGCGCACGGGCCACAGACGTTGTCGTCGTGCTCGGTGACGACCTCCCACCGCATCGCTGCCTCGATGTCGTTGCCCAGCACCCCGGCCACCGCAGTGCTCCACGAGTCCGTCGGGGCGGGCGCGCCGTCCGGGGCTGTGCCGCCGGCGGGCGCGGGGGCGGGCGGCACGTCGAAGCCGAGCATCGGCAGGATCCGGTCGGCGAGCGCGGCCGGGGCCGCCTTCACCAGCGAGATCAGCAACTCCCGGTCCGGGTCCGCACCCGGGGCACCGAACTGGATATCGGGCAGGTCGAAAGCGGCGAGCGTGGCGGGCCCGTACGCGCCGGCCTCGATGAGCGTGGCGGCCGCGGTGGTCTTCGCCGTGAGCGTGGCGGCCTCGGTCTCGGGGTCCGGGGGGACGGGGCTGCAGTAGTCGAACTCCAGGCCCTGAGCGGTCGCCCCGAACATCGGCAGCAGTTCGTGGTTGAGGGCGCCCTTGATGCGCTCCAGCCGCGGTACGGTCTGCTGCTCCGCGAACCAGCCTTTCGCCGCGAGCGCGCTCGCGCGGTTGATGTCCTCGAAGTCACCGATCGCGGACTTGGAGATGCCGTAGGCCTCGCGGACCCGGTCGGCGGTCGCGCCGCGCAGCTCCACGAACTGCATGTCGCGCTGCGAGATCGTGCGGTCGACCCACTTGCCGTGCTCGAGGATCGCCACCCGGTGGGCGTTGCCGACGCCGCGGTGCTGCTCGTTCCACCGGTCCCGCAGCTCGTCGAACTCGGTGTCGTCGAGCCGGTCGGGGACCTCAATGATCCCGCCGGGTTGCGCGCTGTTGATGAAGAACGCGCGTGACCATTCGGCGGCGTACCGGCTGGTGTCCAGGTCGGGGAGGATCGACAGCACCGGCGACAGCCCGCGGTAAGGGTCCAGCGGGTTCGGGCGGCGCAGCTGAATGACCTCGTCCAGGCCGAGGGGAACCTGCTCCCCGTCGGGCGAGGTGTACACGTAGCCCTTCAGGAACCGCTCGCGGTCGGGGACCGGGTCGATCCGGTCGGGGCGGACCGGCCACATCTCCAGCGGGATCCGAATGCCGGGCGTCCGGGCGATGACCCACCAGGACTCGCCGGTGAGGTCGTAGTGCTGGGTGCTGGACTCGACGAACTCGTGCCGCGGCATGAAGGGGTTGGGCCTGCGCCACAGGTCCAGGGCGGCGTGGCTGGTGACCTCGGTGCGGTCCTCGATGCGCCCTGACTTGGCCTTGCGGTACAGCTTCCAGTCGACGAGCGCGGTGGCGTTGCTGGTGCGGTCGACGATCGCGAAGAGCGTGCCGACGGCGGACATGGCCTGCATCTGGGCTTCGGCGCTGCGGCCGGAGGCGAACAGGGCGCGGCCGGCGGCCTGGGCGCGGCTGGTGAGGGGGATCGGCGGGGCTGCGGTGGTGGGGTCGGTGCGGTTGAGGAGGGCACCGAGGAGGGTCCTGGCCACTCGCCCCTCCCGCCCGTTACTTGCCGCTGTAGAACCGCCAGTTCAGGACGAGGCACCCGACTCCTGCGGCGGCCACACCGGCCGCCACGTTGATCAACATGGCTGATCCCGACAACAGCATAATCCCAGCCGAGTCAAGGACAACAGGCATGGCCCTATTCAAACCCTGCATCCACCTGCGCAGAGGTACCTTTTTGCTGGTCATAGCCGCTCCCTGCTCGTGGAGGCATGATTGTATTAGTCCCACAAAACGGGGGTCATAGCCACCGCACCCGCGTCCGGCCGACCAGATCACGCGCCGCGACCATGTACCGGAGCGCGTCCATTGAGTGGTCGTTCTCCTTCACCGGCGCCTCCTGCAACCCGCCCCGGTTCCCGGGCTTCACCGCCCACACGTAGCCGGGGATCTCCTCCGCTGCGCCCACCGGCAGCGACCCCGCCTCCAACGCCGGGTCCCGCTCGGCGACCGCACCCCGCCGGATGAACAGGCGCGGCTTCCCGTCGGGCTGCACCTTCAGCCGGGACTGCACCGCCTGGATCCCGTCCGACACGCTCTTGTGCGCTGCCCGCGTCGACAGCCCAAGGTGCCGCTCCAGCGTGGCCCGGTCCTCGGCATCGTGGTCGGCGTAGATCGCGCGCGGGAGCTGGCCGCGGGGCTGCCCGGACGGCCAGTACAAGAGGCCCTTGATCGTCTGTGCGTGGTCCTCGACGAGGCGCCGCGTGTAGTAGACCTCGTGGTTCAGGTAGAGGCGGCCGTCGGGGTCCTCCCACCAGTCCTGGTAGACGAACGGGTTGGTGTACCCGAAGTCGATCGTCCCCCACCGGGTCCATGCGCCGGTCGCCTTGACCTCGTCGACCAGGTGCACCGCATCGTCGAACGTCTCGTAGATCTGCCCCTCGGCCGCCGCCCACTTCCCGTCACGGAACCGGAGTCGGCGCACCCCGGTCAGCGCGTCGAGCTTGGCCATGTAGTCGACGCCCTTCGCGGTGAGGGAGCCGTCGGCGTTGACGTAGGCGGGGTTGTCGCAGTGCCGGGACGCGAGCATGACCATCTGGCCGCGGTCCGCGCGCTGCTTCAGCCAGTGGGTGGGCGGGCCCGGGTTGCAGGCGGCGATCTGCTGCTGCCAGGACAGGACTCCGTTGCGGAGGCGGGTGCCGATGGTCTCCCAGTCCGTCTCGGTCAGCTCGGTCGCCTCGTCGACGAACACGAGGTCGTACTCGGCGGAGAGGACTTTCTCCGGCTTGTCCATGCCGCCGACGACGATCACGCTGCCGTTGGAGTACCGGTAGCAGGCTGCCTCGCGGGCCGAGCCGCCGAACCAGGTGACGATGGACCGGGCCAGGGCGTCAGCGGCGACCTTCTTCTCGTACGTCACCAGCGTCGTCGAGCCGAGGCTGACGGCCGTCTTGCGGACGATCAGGCAGCGGATCCCCGGGTTGTGGAGTGCGGCGAGGTGCACACGGAACAGGCAGGCGAGGCTCTTGCCGGTGCCTGCGGGGCCGGCCATGACGGTCTCGCTGGCCCGGGTACGGAACAGGTCGCGCGCGGCGCCGCGGGGTTCGTAGCGGACGACGGTGTCCTGCTCCAGCGCGGTCGTCACGTGAGGTCGTCCGGGTCGACGCCGACGACCTCGTAGCGGACACCGCCGGACAGGTTGACCTTGGTGGGCTGGTCGAGGCCGGTCAGCTTCCGGAACGACTCCAGGGAGGCGCGGGCCTCGCGGATCGCGGCGAGCTTCGGCGCGCTGTCGAGGAGCGGCTTCCCGGTGTCGTCCTTGACGACCTTGCCGTGGGAGACGACGACGTGCTCGTCCTCCAGGACTTCCAGGGCGGCGGCGTACAGGTACTCCAGGCGGTCGATGTGCGTGGCGAGGAGTTTCTCGGCGGGGCCCTGGATGACGTCGCGGACGGCGCGGCGGCATGCCTGGATGGCGGCGGTGTGGCTGGAGTAGCCGAGTTCGGCGGCGATTTCGCGGTACTTGTAGCCGTCGGCGAGGAGTTCGGCGGCGCGGGCGTCGCGGGCGGCGGCTTCTGTGGTGCGGACATAGCGGCCGTGGCCGTCGCGGGCTTCCTGGTTGGGGTTGGCCACGGTTGCCTCCCTCGTTACCGGTTGATGTGCTTTGATGGTAACGACGGTGTGCAAGGTGGTTGGTGGTTCGTGCATGCGGGTGAGGCCCGGTCCCTGGGGAGGGGACCGGGCCTCAGCCGTTGTGGGGGGTGGTCAGGGGGCCTGCGTGATGGGGCGGCGCGGGCAGGGCGTGGCGGTCCTAGGCGGCGAGGGCGTCGGCGAGGAGCTGGACGCGGGCGGTGGCGGGGCAGTCGATGGGGTAGAGGACGGTGACGGTGGCGAGGCTGGTGGTGCGGGCCGGCTTGTCGTCGGAGGCCGGGCGCTCGATGACGTAGGCGGTCCGGTGGATGGTGTAGGACCGGATGCGGTCGAGGCGGAAGGAGCGGGATTCGCCGGTGGTGCGGTCCATGGCCTTGATGAGGATGTCGCCGACGTTGCTCACGGTGACGTCGTAGATCTCGATGGTGCGTACCGTCTCGACGAGGTGGCCGGTGCGGCGGCCGTTGTCGTCCTTCTCTTCCTTGAGGTAGGTGAGGGTGGTGGTGCTGGTCTCGTTGCTGGTGTGCCTCATCGGATTCCCCTCGTTCGTTTCCTTGTGGGTACACAGTAACTGGAAACTGTGTACCCACACAAGAGGTGACGCGAAGAAATCCGTGTGGGAACATGCAAGGCATGGCAGCTGACACCACCGACCACACCTTCAGCACCAAGTTCCGCATCCCGCGCCGCCTCTGGGACGCCTACGGACGAGTCACCGAACGCCTCAGCACGGACCGCAGCGCCGACCTCCTCGACCACGTACGCGCCCAGATCGAAGAGCACGGCGACCAGCAGGACCGCGCAGACCTCGCCGCTGCCGAGCAGGAGCTGGCCGAGCGTCGCGCACGCAAGGGCGGCCGGCCGCGGAAGAAGACAGCCGAATGAGCGCTGAGCACCCGTCTGCTGCCGACACCCTGTACCTGGATGCCGAGCACTTCATCCTGACCGCGGAGTCCGGGTGCCCGCTGGAGCCGGGGCGCAGTGTCGCGCCGGTCGGCCGGCCGTTCGCCGGGCTCATCCCGCGCGAGAACCCTGCCGATCCGGCGCGCCCGGCGGGCAGCGAGGAGACGAGCGCATGAGCTGGGACGGCCAGTGGCAGAAGGGCACCGCCCTCGCCATGTGGCAGGACGGCCCCGGCCACCTGGTCATGGACACCGGCATGCAGCTGCTCACCCGCTGTGGGCGCCGCGTGACGTACCTCGGAGCGAGAGTCGACGTGTCCCGGTGGTTCCCGGTGAGCCAGCCCGGGTGCTTCGAGTGCCGTCCGTCACCGATGGCCGAATGGGCGCAGCAGCAGAGCGCGGGCCCGGCGCGCCCGGATGAGGAGGCCACCCGGTGAGCCTCGCCCTCGTTCGCGTCGTCGAGACCTGCAACGCCTGCCCATCCCAATGGAACGCCTGGACCGTCGACGGTCAGTACCTGTACCTGCGCTACCGGTCCGGCATCGGCACCGTTGACGCCTACGGCAGCGCGGACCACGAGACATGGACGCGGATCCCGGACGGTGCGGTCGCCCGCTTCGACACCGGGGACCGGCTTGACGGGGATATGGACCTCGCCGAGTTCTGCGAGCGCAGCGGGCTCGACCTCCTGCCCGACGCCACGGTCGTGCCGCGCGCCTGACCCACCTCATGACGGCGGCCCCGCCCGGACAACTCCGGTGCGGGGCCGCCGTACGTCCGGCCTCAGCCCGGATAGTCGTCCCCGAGGACCTCCCGCCGCGCCCGCTCCGCCCGCCGGTTCAACGCCCCCGTCATCCGGACCGCGGCGACCGTGAGCGCGAGCCAGGCCACGGCGAGGAGCAGCTGCACGACCGTCCCCGCCGTGCCGAGACCGGCGACCGCCCGGCCGACGATCAACGCGATCACGCTGGCGGAGACCCACGCGAACCAGATGCGCACCTTTTCGACTCTGACCGCGCGCTGCACGTCGCTGTAACTGGGCATCAGGTTCCCCCCTGGACTGTGGTGCTGGAGAGGGCATCATCCGCCACTGGGGGCCGGGCGGGCAGGAGTTGCGGCCGGTTCGTGACATGCGGCCCCGGGCAGACGACGGCCCCGCCGCGGTGGGTGAAGGGCAGCGGCGGGGCCGGTAATCGGAGCGGTTCCAGTGTGGCACGGCGTGGTGGTGCGCTGCTGGGGTTCCGGGGGATGCGCGTGGGCCCCGCCGCATCGGGGGTGTACGGCGGGGCCTTCGGGGGGTGCCGGGCGCTACCCGGCGCGTAGCGGCCAGTCTGGCACGCGGCGGTCACCTGCCCCAGCAGTTCGCCAACACCAACGCCAGCAGGAACAGCAGTCCGAGGAACGAGCCGGACGGCAGACAGCCGTCGCCGCGCGCGTCCGCGTGCACCCGCCGTACGCCGTCCCCGGCGGCCGGCGCGAGCCCGCCGTGCGCGCCCGCGCGGTGCTCATCACGGTCCGTCTCCGCGGCCTCCTGGTCGTCGCGGCGGGCGGGCGAGACGGCATCGCACTGGCGGCACCAGTACTCGTACGGCATCAGCTGGGCCCCTCTCGGGCGGGCTACTCGGCGGGCGTAGCGGGTGTAGCTACGCCTGTAGCGTCGTCTGCTACGCCGCTGGTCACAGGCGTAGTAGCAGTGCTGCTACGCCCCTCAGGGCCCGAGCCTGGCAGGTGCTGGGGATGGGCCTCAAGCCACCCCCTGAGGTCGTCCCGGTGCACCCCCCGGTTGACCCGCCTGGTGATGTCCCGGACGGAGGCCCGGATGGGGATGCCTCGGCGGTCGAGTCCGGCGGCCACGTCGGCGGTCGTGCAGGTGGTGTCGTGGCCGGTCGCGTGGAGCCAGCCCACGACCGTCTTGAGGTGGACTCCGGGGGCGTCGCCGATGAGGTCCCAGACCATGCCGGGGAACGGGTCGTGCGGGGCCTCGGCGGGGGGCTGCTCCCCCAGCTCAGCTGGCTGCTCCCGGGGGGTGTCCTCGCCGGTGGCGGGGGCGTGCATCCAGGCGGCCGCGCACCAGGCGAGGACGCCGGCCCAGATCCACGTCCGGTACCGGAACGCGGCGTATCCGGCGACGGCCATCCCTGCGAGGACGGCCTGCCAGCCGAACCGGCCGAGGAGGCGCAGCAGGAGGATGCGGGAGCCCGCGCCGAGCGGCCCGAGGAGGGCGAGCACGGCGCGGACGCGGTCGGCCAGGTGCTTCATCAGGACACCTGCTGGCCGAGGTTGGAGATGCTCTCGGCGACGGTGGACCACACGCCGCCGGCGCCGGAGGCCGCGTACCAGAAGACGATGCCGAGGATGGCGACCTGCTTGGTGGTCAGCTTCTTGAAGAGGATCACGATGGCCAGGGCCAGGGCGACGGCGGGCATGGTGATGCCGGGGATGATGCCCTGCGCGGCCTTGAGGAGGGACCCGACGAGGTCGGGCACGATCTTGAAGACGCCGCCGGCGGCCGCGTAGGCCGATCCGGCGAGCATGCCGCCGATCAGGCAGGGCCACCAGCCGAGGGGCCTGACCTTGCCGCCGCCCTTGATGCCGACGAGGAGGAGGACGGTCATCGCGGTGGCCAGGCCGACGATGCCGAGGTTGCCGAACACGCTGTTCACGAGGGGGTCCTTACGGGTGGTAGCCGGTGCCGTAGAGCAGCAGGCCGGCGGTGGCGGCGGAGACGGGGATGGCGGCGGTCCAGGCGATGGGCCAGGCCCAGGCGCGGGAGCGGCGGTAGAGGCCGCAGGCCATGGCGGTGAGGCCGTAGATGACCCAGGCGGACGGGGCGGTCCAGTGGCCTGCGGCGTACCAGGCGGTGGTGTCGGTGGCCCAGTCGACGATGCCCAGGCGCCATCCGGCGGCGGCTGCGGTGGCGTGGTAGGCCAGCCAGCGCAGCCGGGGCGGGGCGGTGTGCCAGGCGTCGGTGAGGGCTTGGCGGGGCGCGGGTTTCCGGCGGGGTACGGGCGGGACCGGGGGCGCTGGGACGGTCGGCGGGGCGGGTGGAGGGGGCGGCGTCGACGGCACGGGCCCGGGTTGGGGCGGGGCGCTGCTGCTGTCGAGGATGTCGTCGAGCCAGTCCCGCGGGCGCGCGGTCGGGCGCGGCGGGATCGGCGTGGCGGGCGGGGGTGCGTCGGGGCCGACGCCGCGGCTGCGGAGGATGCCTCGGATACGGAGCTCGTCGGCTCCCGGGCTGTTCATGCGTGGTCCTCGGGCTGGCGGGACGGGTGAGGCAGGTCGGGGTCTGCTCGCGGGTCTGCAAGAGGTGCTGCTCGCCGGTCACTCGCCGTCCCTGGGTCGACTGCTTCCGGCAGTCGCAGCGAGGGCCAGAACCGCGGGGTGCTGGCGCTCACTGGTGGTGCCGGACGCCGGGGCTACTCGCCCGCGGGCGCGGTCTCCTCCTTCGTCAGGAGGGCGCCCCAGACGCGGCGGACGCGCTCCTCGCTGCCGACGAACCCGCGGGTACGGAAGTCGTCACGGGCCTGCCGGTAGGAGCGGGGCGGGTCGTCGGTGTAGCGCAGGTGGCGCAGGACGACGTCGAGCTGTCCGTCGGTGAGGGGCTCGCCCGGCACGGGGGTCGGCACGCCCGTGACGGCGGCGAGGTCGGCGAGCGTGACGGGGTGTGCCGGTTCCCGGTCGGTGCGGTCGTTGACCTGCGTGTCGGGGTCCGTGTCGGCCGTGCCGCCGGTGGTGTCGGGGCCAGTGTTCTCGGCGGTGTTCGGGGTGAGGGCGGGACGGCCCGTGCCGGTCGGCAGGGCGGGCGTGCCGGTGGGTGTGACGGTCAGGGTCAGGGTGCGTGCCGTGAACGCCGTGGCGAGTTCGCCGTGCGTCTTGTCGGCCTTCCGGAGTCGCTCCTCCGCCTTCGCGCGGGCCTTGCTGATCTTCTCCTCCGCCTTCGTCAGGGTCTCGGCGCGGGCGATCTGCCGGGCCATTTCCCCGAGGTGGTCGGCGGTCTCGGTGACGACGTCGGTGACGGCGGTGGTGCGGAGGTGGCGGGCGTCGGCGCGGGCGAGGGCGCGGGCGCGGCGGTCGGCGGCGTCCTGGGCGGCGATGGTCGTGGCGGTGTCGTCGTCGGCGAGGACGTGCGCGGCGAAGATCCGCAGACCCATGAAGAGCGCGGCGGCCAAGGGCACGAACGCAAACACCTTCGCGTGGCCGAGGATCAGCAGGGTGCCGGTGGAGACGCCGACTGCGGTGCTGGACAGGCCGAGCATCACGGCCATGCCGATGCGGGAGCGCTGCCGGATCGCGGCCTCGGACATGCGGAGGGCGCCGATCCAGAGGGCGTCGTAGACGAGGGCGATGGACCATCCGGCGATGTGGCCGGGTGTGCCGGTGAGGCCGAGCATGGGGCCGAGGTGGCTGCCGACGGTGGCGGCGACGAGGGTGAGGGCGGCGAGGGTGAGGAGCGTTTCGACGGTGGCGAAGACGTTGAGGCGGCGGATGCGGGCGAGGTGCTTCACGGTGGGCTCCTGCGGAGGGGCCGGCCCCGCGAGGGGTGCGGGGCCGGCCGGTCGGGGCGGGTCAGTGAGTGGTCATCCAGACGACGGCGAACACGCCGGACGCGATGGACGCGAGGATGGCGAGGCCGTACCAGAACTGCTCTCCCATGAGGGACTCCTGTTCAGCGGGCGGGGCGGTACCAGCGGCTACGGCGGTCCTGGGCGCGGTCGCGGTCTTCCCACGCCTGGCCCTGACGGTCGGCGCGGCGGGCGCCGGCGGTCTTCGCGTCGCGGAACCGGCGGGCGTTGCCGGTGACGGTTACGCCGTAGTAGTCGCGGGAGGACTGGGCGCGGCGGAAGAGCGGCATCAGTTGCTGCCGTTCGTCCAGCCGAGGCGGGCGCGGATGTCGGCGGCGGCCTCGTAGTCGGCGCGGCAGTCCTCGACGGTGGCCGGCCTGCCGATGATGGGGCTGGGCTGGGGGGTGTGGTCGGGTTCCTGCGGGGTGGGCTGGTCGGTACGCTCCATGGCGGACCTGCTCCTTCGTCACGGTTGTGGGTGGGTCCGCCCCCGGCCCATGTGGAGCTGCAACTCCGGACCGGGGGCTTTGTTGTTGTGCAGTGCGCGGGCTCTCATCCGGCGCTGTATGGTGACCATACACCAGACGTGTGGTCACCATACAGCCTCTGGGGAAAGGCCCGCCGAATCAGGAAGGTGCGGGCGTGGCAGACGACGAGGAGGTGCAGCGGGTGTTCGACGCTCTCGACGACGTGGAACGCATCGCCGATCCGGAGGCGCGATCGCGCGCGCAGGTCCAGATCACGGCGGCGACCCGGAAGCGGGCGGCCAAGTGGACCGAGGAACGTGCCGAGCTGGCGCACCGGATGAAGAACGAGGAGGGCGAGTCAGTGCGGGGCATCGCGAAGCGGCTCGGGGTGAAGCCGGCCACCGTGCAGGATCTGCTACGCGGCTACAAGGGTTCGGGCCAGAACCGGCCGCGCACCACAGACGAGGAGCAGCCGTGAGCGAGAACAGTCCCGCTGACTACGTGCGGCTCGTCGTGGACAACGTGCTCGATAGCAACCCGAGCAGCCAGCAGCGGGCGTCTGCCGAACTTCTGCAGGAGATCGTGGATACCTGGAAGCAGCAGCCTGGTTGGGTGCGCAGGCAGGCTGTCGCAGCGGCTCAGGACCTCAGCCCGTTCAGGCGCCGCTGACGGGCAGACCCCGAGCGCGTGGAGGCCCCCACCGCGTGGGATTCGGTGGGGGCCCCTCTTGCTGTTGGCGATCGCGCTCGTTGGCTGCGGGCCATCGCCTCTGAGCGCCACCCCGGGCGGCGCGTCAGCTTGTCTCCGGGGGCCGCTGCCCCGCTGCGGCGTTGTTCCCGATGGGCGCGGCATGGATGCGGGGAGGGCCCAGTCACCTGGTCCCGACCTGATCCCGGCAGACGCCTTCCAGGATGCCAGTCACAGGGCGGTCAGGTACACCACCATCAGCACGCCGGTCAGCAGCAGCCAGCCCACGATCTGCAGCGCGTACAGCCGCCGCTCGCGCGCCCTCGCTCGGGCCCGGCCGACGGGGATCACACCGCCACCCAGGCGACGACGGCGAGCGCGGCCAGGAGCAGCGCCCACCCGGCCAGCCGGAACGCGAGCCTGCGGCGTCGGTAGTCGGGCCTCATGCCGCGGCCACCCCCTCCGCCCAGATGCGGCCGCAGCCGGTGCAGTGCGCGACCGGGAGTCGGCCTTCGCCGCCGTGGACGTCGATGGCGCCGCCACAGGCGCAGGGCTGTTCCAGGGTGCGGCGCTGCGCCGCGATGTCCAGGGCGCGTTCGACGCGCTCGGCGGCGCCGGCCGCGACGGTCCCGATCCGCTTCTCCTCCTCGGCGGTGAGCCTGCGGCACGGGCCCGGCGCGCGTTCGATCCGGGCGAGGAGCCAGAGGGCGGCGTAGGGCGCGGTGCGGCGGCCGGTGTAGCGCCACCGTCGGGGGTCGACGAGGTCGGCGTGCGCGAGCTGGGCGCGGCGGGCGCGGTCGGCCGCGGCGATGTCCGCTTCCCGCTGCGTGCGGTACGGGGCGACAGCGGTACGGCGCGCGGTCGGCCCGGCGATCGGTGCGCGCTGGACGTGGTGGGCGATGTCGTCGGCGCAGGCGATGAGGGCGGCTTCGACGGCGCGCATCGTGTCGAGGATGTGGAGGCGGACGGGGACGGGGCGGTCGCCGAGCTGGATGGGGTCGCGTTCGAGGGAGCGGAGGTGGGTGGCGTGGGCGAGGTCGTAGCCGAATTCGTCGCGGTCGGCGGCGTCGAGGCGGGCGAGGTAGCCGCGGAGGCCGAGTCCGAAGGCGCCGACGACGGCGGGCTGGCCGGCGGCTTCGTGGAGGTCTGCCCAGTGGAGTGCGGTGGTGCGGAGGTGGGTGGCGGTAGTGGTCATCGTGGGCTCCGTGGTGCTGGTGGTGCGGCGTAGGGTGATGGCCACCGGGTGGGGCGCGCGTTGATCTGGGGAGGTCGGGCGCGCCCCGTCGTCATGTCAGGCGCCTTCGCAGCGCCCGGTGTACGTGTGTCCTTCCGCGCACTCGGGCCCGCAGCGCTGCGCCAGCTCGGCCGTGTGGGCGGCGAGCGCGCGGGCGGTCTTCTCGTGTTCCTCGTTCGCGCGGTCGATGGCGTCCATGAGGGCGGGTGGGACGAGCGGGCCGGTCTCTTCGTCCTCGTCCTCGGTGTCGGGTTCGGTCGCTTCGGTCGCTGCCTGCTGGTGGCAGGAGCAGACGCGGGGCCCGCCCGCGCCTGCGGTCTGTCGCCAGCGGTGGACGAGTTCGGCGGGGAGTGGCCGGGAGCGGATGGCGGGACCGGTGTCGGGGAACGCGGCCAGGACCGCGGCGAGGAGGTCGCGGGCCTGGTCCCACTCGCGACGGAAGCCGTCCGCGCGCTGCTCGGCGTCTTCCAGCTCGGCGGTGAGCCGGTCGATCTCCGGGACGATCAGTTGGACGTGCCGCTTGTTCCCGGCAGCGACGTGTTCCAGGGTCTCGATGCGGCGGTACAGGGCGTCGAGTTGCTCGTCGGTGATCGTGGCGGCGGTCGGGCGGTCGGTCATCGGCTGCTCCTCGCGCAGTGGCAGCCGCAGTTCCCTGTCGGCTCGGGCTGTCCGGTCTCCCGGGCGTGGTCGATGTCCTCGGGGCCGGCCCACGGGTGCGGGGCGGGCGGGTCGTAGTGGAAGCCGAACATGCAGGGCTCGCACTTGGTGTGGCAGATGATCGCGGGGGCTTCGCCTCGGAGTGCGGCGAGGAGCTGCTCGCGGGCTTCGTCGGTGGGTCGGTCGGTCATCGGGGTGTCCTGTCGGTGTCGGCCTGCCGCTGGAGTGCGGTCCATTCGTGTGCGGCGCAGGTCGCGGCGAGGACGGCCAGCAGCGCGGGGATGAGGGTGAGGGCGGGCCACGGCATGTAGAGGGCGGCGTAGGTGAGTTCGAGGCCGGCGACTGCGGTGAGGGCGGTGAACGCGACGGCGGCGGTGCGGCTGGGTGCGGTCACCGGGGGCCGCCGTTGAGCCGGGCCCGGATCCATTCCGCGTCGGACTCGGCGACGTGCGCCCCGGCGGAGCGGGCAACGTGGATGGTCATGGGTTGGCCGTCGCCGTCGCGTTCGGGGCCGACCCAGGCGCCCCATGGCTGGGAGCCGCTGTCGGCGGGGGTGTGGCCGTCGGGGCAGTGCGGGCAGTTCATGTCCTGTGCGGGCGGCTCGGGGTCGTCCCAGACGATGCGGGTGTGGCCGCCGTGCCCATGGATGGCTTCGGCGTGGGCGAGGTGGTCCCAGAAGACGGTGGACGGGCGGTCGCCTGCCCAGCGGATGGAGACGGTGCCGTCGGGCCAGAGGATGCCGTCGGCGACGCGGCCGGTGCCGGAGATTCCGGTTACGTCGTGGAGGCGCTGGAGGTGGAAGCGGCGGGAGGCGGTCATGGCTGGTCCTGTTCGGGTTGGGTCCATGCGGGCCGTGGACGGGCCTGTGACGGCCCGTGGGGGGTTCGTGCGGTGCGGGGGCCGGGCGGGCGTCTGATCGCCCGTCACAGGCCCCGTGCTGCGCGTTGCGGTAGGGGCTGGTCGTGGTGGCCGCACGCGAGGGAGGTGAGCGCGGCCACCAGGACGACGAACCCGGCGAGCTGGATCACTGGCCGTCCGGGGCGGCACCTGGTCCGGGGCAGGTGACCTCGTCGGGGTCGCGGGTGACGCGTTCGCCGACGAACTCGCAGGGCGGGCGCCCGCAGCAGAAGCTGATGCCGTTGGAGCCGGGCAGCGGGACGGCGTGGACGGGGCGCTGCGCCGCCGTCAGGGGCGTGCCGGGTGCGGGCTGCTCGTCGGCCAGACGGCGCAGCTCGGCAGCGGCGTCCATCACGCCGCCGTTCCACGCGTCGCGGTAGGTGTCGTAGCCGTAGTCGGTGCTGTCCGTGTCGTAGTCCATACGGCCGAGGGCCTCGGCGGCTTCGTGGAGGGTGGCGGCGCGCACGGCGGTCTGGTCGGCGGCCTGCTGCGCGCGGACCACGGACGCGGCCACGGCGGCGATGTTCCGCGGGTCGTCCGCGACGGTGCTGGTGCCCTCGGTGTGGCAGTGCTCCCACACGGCGGCGGCGAGGGCCTCCATGAGCGGGTCGCCGTCGGCCCACACGGCCGTCTTCGCCAGCTCCTGAGAGGTGGCGCGTAGCTCGAGGTAGGCGCGGAAGTCGTTGACGGCCTGGCGGTCGCCGTCGGTCATCTGGAAGTTGGGGTTGTTGCCGCAGGCGGGTCCGGTGCTGCGGTCGGCGGCCTGTCGGGCGTGCCGGTCGGCGCGCACGGCGTCCTCCAGCGGGGCCAGCCGCGCCTCCGCCTCCTCCACCGTCATCGACGGAGCAGGCACGCCCAGGATGTCCGGCGTCACCGGCCCGGCCGCGCTGCTCAGGCTGTGGCCACGCTGGAGGTACCAGATGTCCGAGTAGCCGAGCGTCCCACCCTGGCAGTCCATCAGCGGGTGGCAGGCAGCGTTGGACGGCGGCCGGTTCAGGCAGAGGCAGCGGTGCCAGCGGTTCGGGCCGTGGTCGACTCCGCCGGAGCACTCGGTCCCGGGGGCGTGAGCGGCGTGCCCGCAGTCGGGGCAGGTGGTGGGCTGGTTGGTCATGGGTTTCTCCCAGGGGTGTGGTGGATGATCGGAGGGCCGGCCGCCGCGATACCAGCGCGGCGGCCGGCGCCGGGAGTCACGGGGCGGGAGTGGCCTGCACGGCGGCCAGCAGCCGCTCGTAAGCGCGCTGCCTGCGCCGGGACTCAGCGCGGAGGTCCCGGCAGATGGCCCGCAGACGCTCGCGGCGCTGCGCATTCCGGGCCAGCAGCCACTCGATAGCGGTCTCCGGGTCGGCCCACTGAAGGATGCGGTCGACCGGGATGTCGGCGAGCCGTCTGTCGAACGCGTCGGACTGGTCGGTCACGGTGGGGCCTTTCGTGTCGTGGTGGGATGGGCGGGCCGGCCGCTGCCCCTGCGGCGGTCGGCGCTGGTGGTCACTGCGCGTCAGTCGCCCACGCGTCGACCGCGCGGCGGACAGCGTCAGCCGGGTGCCAGTACGGGGCGTGGCCCTCGGGCAGCGGCTCACCGGCGAGGAGCGCCCGCACCGTGGCCACGACCGCGGCCGGGTCGGACCAGAGGCCCAACTGCGGCAGGAACTCCGGCCCGTACTCCAGCTCGCCGTGCTGCTTCCGCGGGGCCCACTGCCACTGTTCGGCCGGGTGCTCCCACAGCAGAACGAGGCCGTCCTCGTAGGTGTCGGTGTTGAGGCCGTCGGCGTCGCCGTCCCAGACGAGGAGGGCGTCCAGCTGGGTGCCGGAGTCCGGGTCGAACCGGTTCTCCTCGGTGTCGCGGGTCTCGGCGTAGGTGGGTTCCAGGCCGGCGGCGGTGAGGGCGTCGACGACGGCGGTGATGTACGGGTCGTGGGGGAGCTGCTGGTCGGTCATGGTGGGGCCTTTCGTGTGTGGGAGTGGAACCGGATCAGCCGGTCAGGCGGTGCGGCAGGTGGGGCAGAGGTCGCGGAGTCGGCCGTTGCGGCGGCGGGTGGTCCATCCCTGGGTGCGGCCGTCGGCGCGGACTTGCGGGGCGGTGACGGAGTCGAAGCTGCGGCGGATTGCGGCGCTGTTGGGGCAGTCGGTTTGTTCGTCGGGGCCGTCGCAGGAGACCTCGACGCAAAGCCGGGTGGCGGTCATGGGGTGGGTCCTTTCGGTGGGGTTGGGCGTTGGGCGGTGGTGCGTCGGCAGTGGGTTCGGTCGTGGTCGGCGCCGCGGGTTTCCCAGTGGCGGAGGCAGCACGTGTGGTCGAGGGCGTTCCAGTCGGCGTCGGTGACGGTCGGTCGGGGGTGGCGGAGAGTGCGGGTGAGGAGGGTGGCGCCGGCGGTGGCGAAGCAGAGGGCGCCGAGGGTGAAGAGGGCGAGGGCGGTGAGGGCGAGCCAGCCGGGGAGTTCGGTGGTGGGCATGGGGGCTCCGGGGTCAGT